TCACTTCAACCGTTCACGGGCCGTCTTCGCCTTATGACACGGCCAGCACAGACTCTGCAGATTACGGTCGGCATCAGTGCCGCCATGCGCTTTAGGAATGATGTGGTCAACGGTTTTCGCCTCGCGCACCACACCGGCACGCAAACACAACTGACACAGGCCTTTGTCACGCTTCAGCACACGCGCGCGGATAACGTCCCACTTCGAACCATAACCGCGCTGATGACGGGATTGTCCTGGCTTGTATTGCTTCCAGCCTTCGCCTTTGTGTTGCTTGCAATAACCTGACGGGTCTGTGGTTGTCGATCGGCAGCCGCGAACACGGCAGGCTTTTGGTGTTCGTGGTGGCATTGAAATATTCTCTCTGATACTGCTCGCACGATATGCATAAAAACCTCCAACAGGCGGTTTATGTGTAGACGTATCTCAGTACTTAAATAAGAATTTGCTATTACTTTGAAATTGAGATGGTGTGGTTGCAATCGGACTAGATGTCGCAGCTATCTCTTCAAGTAACTCAGCTTTCCAGACATGCCCTAGTTGCAAAGATTCACTATGCGACACTTTGTATTCTGCAGCACTAACGACTTGTTCTAAGAAAAGATCACTGTTTAGCATTTGCATACTTGCATAAACGCCAAGGAAATGAATTTTCATTCCCATATCCATGATCATATTCCCTTCTTTTGTAAGATAACCACTGTGTGTGACATAGAATGCCGGAGAGCCTGACATTCCAGGGAAAGCAGAAATATCGACAACTATTAATTTCTTCCCATCGAAATCGATATCTGGCTCACTCGCTAAGCTTCCTGTTTTCCATATTGGAAGGTAGTGAGTCGTGTCATGATAACCATGAGGATATCCAATCATTACAACAGGAGATGAGGGGTTTATCTGGACATTAGGCAGTGTCGTTGTTTTTGAGACTACTTTTACTCCTGTGTTTACAAACAACTCTTGAGGCAAAGGCATCAAGATAATGTCTGCCTCTTTATCTGTGGGGTGCTCCAACCACAGCGGTGAACCATCTTTAAACAGAGGCATCGTATGTTTGAATAGTTTTCCGGTTTTATCTCTCAGCTGAATATCAATACTATCGCCTATAAATGGCTTTACACCCCTTGAAGTGGCACACTGAATTTGGCCACCTGAACAGAGGTGATATGCTCACCTCAGAACAACACAGGTGCTCCAATGAAAAAAAGAAATTTTAGCGCAGAGTTTAAACGCGAATCCGCTCAACTGGTTGTTGACCAGAAATACACGGTGGCAGATGCCGCCAAAGCTATGGATGTTGGCCTTTCCACAATGACAAGATGGGTCAAACAACTGCGTGATGAGCGTCAGGGCAAAACACCAAAAGCCTCCCCCATTACCCCGGAACAAATTGAAATCCGTGAGCTCAGGAAAAAGCTACAACGCATTGAAATGGAGAATGAAATATTAAAAAAGGCTACCGCGCTCTTGATGTCAGACTCCCTGAACAGTTCTCGATAATCGGGAAACTCAGAGCGCATTATCCTATGGTCACACTCTGCCATGTGTTCGGGGTTCATCGCAGCAGCTACAGATACTGGAAAAACCGTCCTGAAAAACCAGACGGCAGACGGGCTGTATTACGCAGTCAGGTACTTGAGCTACATGGCATCAGCCACGGTTCGGCCGGAGCAAGAAGCATCGCCACAATGGCAACCCGGAGAGGCTACCAGATGGGACGCTGGCTTGCTGGCAGGCTCATGAAAGAGCTGGGGCTGGTCAGCTGTCAGCAGCCGACTCACCGGTATAAACGTGGTGGTCATGAACATGTTGCTATCCCTAACTACCTTGAAAGGCAGTTCGCCGTGACCGAGCCAAATCAGGTGTGGTGCGGTGATGTGACCTATATCTGGACGGGTAAGCGCTGGGCGTACCTCGCCGTTGTTCTCGACCTGTTCGCAAGAAAACCAGTGGGCTGGGCCATGTCGTTCTCGCCGGACAGCAGGCTCACCATGAAAGCGCTGGAAATGGCATGGGAAACCCGTGGTAAGCCCGGCGGGGTGATGTTCCACAGCGATCAGGGCAGTCATTATACGAGCAGGCAGTTCCGGGCAGTTATTGTGGCGATACCAGATCAGACAGAGTATGAGCCGGCGCGGAAACTGCTGGGATAACAGCCCAATGGAACGCTTCTTCAGGAGTCTGAAGAACGAATGGATGCCGGTGGTGGGTTACGTAAGCTTCAGCGAGGCAGCTCACGCCATAACGGACTATATCGTGGGATATTACAGTGCACTAAGACCGCACGAATATAACGGTGGGTTACCCCCAAACGAATCGGAAAATCGATACTGGAAAAACTCTAACTCGGTGGCCAGTTTTTGTTGACCACTTCATTTCGGATGGGCTGATTCCAGTTATTACATGATAGTTAGTTGCAAGGAAAATGAAACCATTGCTATGTTGATAAAAGAACCCAGTACCTAACGACTTTGACTCTCCATTAGACCTCAAAATTACTAAAGTAGTTACCAGAGATAGCGGCTGTACGTTTTGCATAAAATTCATCCAACATGAACTTCGATATAGGTTGTAAAAGCATACAATCATTCCAGAAAATTCTTAACCAACTATTTCCGATATATGAATCGCCAATTCCGATCTAGCTATATAACCTCACTTTTCAGCAGAGTTTTTCTCCGAAAGCAGGTGCTCACTCTTTCTAATGTCTAACTTATCCCTATTACAAGACGCCAGCGCCGACAACAGGCTTACGTTCAAATCCAGGCTCCCACTCCATGTCAGCGGGTCGGGGATAGCTGGTTGCGGAGTTTCAGCGGTCAGATTCGCTAGTAGTGGTACCGCCGAAACTGGTACGTAAACTGTCCGCGTACCGGCGCAGCCGTTCAGCTGCACGAGCAGGAACAGGACGGGCAGCGCAATCATCATTCGCAAAAGCCATTTTGATATCAGCCTGGGTTCTCTGTGACTCCAGTGCGATCTGCTGTTTTGCATGCTGGTTAGCCTCCAGTACTGTATTGACGATTTGTAGTGATTGCAGGACGTTATTAGTAATGGCAGTTGCCGATTTGGCATTTTGTACAGCCTCATCAGCACGTTTCTTTTCGTGCTGATATTTGCTGTAGTAGTGGTTGGTTGACCAGATGAAAGAACAGACGACAGTTAAAAGGAAAGCAGCGATAATCAGCTTATAGCTCAACTTCATTTACCACCCCACCAGCCTCTTTAAACCTGGCAATCAGGTCACCGATTTTATGTTCATACTGACCATAACCAGCGCCCGGCAGTGAAGCCCAGATATTGCTGCAACGGTCGATTGCCTGACGGATATCACCGCGATCAATCATCGGTAAAGCGCCACGCTCTTTAATCTGCTGTAATGCCACGGAGTCCTGGCTTCTGGGAGAGAAGTCTTTCAGCCCTAGCTGCTTGCGGTAGGCATCCCACCAACGGGAAAGAAGCTGGTAACGTCCGGCTGCTGTTGATTTGAGTTTCGGGTTTAGCGTGACAAGTTTGCGAGGATGATCGGAGTAATCAGTAAACAGTTCACCACCGACAATGACATCATAACCGTGGTTACGTGTCGGTTGTCGCCCGTTATCCGTTCCTTCTGACCATGCAACCATATCCAAGAAAGCTTTACGCTGGGAATTTAGTGCCTGCATAAATTACTCCTTCGAGCTACCAAATTTGTTACCGATTACTCGCATTGCAGCCCCACGAATTGCATCGACACCAATCAGCCCAACACCGCCACCAATGGCAACAGAAAGAGATTTAGGCCATCCGACATACTCAAGAGCGGATGCAAAAGTCAGCGTCAGAGCACCACAGAGCAAAATCTCGAGCGTTTTTCGTTTCCAGCCACCACCACCGCCAAAATAGGCAATGCGCAAGCCAGCCATAACGATCGACATAATCACTGCGCCCAGCGGTGTGTCTCCACGCCACCAGCTCTGGAACAACTCCAGCCAGGTATTTGGGTTATGAGGCATTTGTAGTTATCTCTCACCTCGCTGATACAGCAGGTGCAAATTGAGGGAACATCATGTACAGCAAATTAGAAGCGGAAACGTCAAAGAAGCCGAACCAATGGATAACTGCGGAATAGACCAGGACCAACGAATCCCCAGCCCCAGAAACGACAAAACCCGCTCGACGGCGGGTTTAAGCTGTGTGGCGAAGTAACCACTCTTAACACGATACAATAATTTTTGCGTACGCGTTAGCGTTTTTGTAAGATTAACAAATAAATCGAAAAATCATAATCGGATGATTTCATGGCAAAATTAAATGCTAGCGAAAGACTCGTTACTCATCATAGTCTGACCATTGACACAAAGTTTAGAACCAAGGCAACACAAGAGGTAAAAGCCCAGTGTATATGTCCTGTTCCGGAAATGTACATGCTTGCCCCATTGATTGTTAAACAAAAGGGACTCGTTCATTCATATGATTCTGGGAATATTGTAGTTACTCTCCAAGATGTACAACTTTATCCTTTACTTCCAGATAACTCACCCACGCATATTGTCCTTCTTATTAATAGTGTTGATAAAAATGGAAGTACTACCGTTGTAAAAAATATAAATACTAATGAACGCGTTGAAATCCAACCAAAATATGAACAAGGTGAAGGCTATGAAGTTTCTACCTATGTTGTCATATCATTAAATGGAAATAAAAGAACCTATGATATGATTTGTACATCTACCCCAGGTGTATCTACGGCCCGGTTAAATAGTTTTTTAGACAAAATTCTCTTTGAAGTGGCGAAAGACAATGAAGACTTATTTACCGCAAAACATCCAACTAACGTTATTTCTGCAACATCAAAAAAAGAAGTAAAAATACGATACAAACCAATATTTGAATTTACAGGAATGTTAGACAAGGAGCTTTTTAATAAAATAAGCCAAAAAGGATTATCAGATGTCATATTAGTCAAGGATCAATTCGGAACAATTAATGCTCCTGATGTTAACTCACCTTACATTCCGACTGAAAGTACATTAAAATTACTTCCAAATCATGGTGACAATGTTATTGGATGGATTAAAAATGTAGCATCTCATTTCAATAAAAAAATGAATGGTGGTTATGATAAATTAAAGGTTAAATTCCAAGATCCTGAAACAAATAAACCAAGGCAGGTTGATTTCAAAACCTCAAACATCAATCTTAATAATTTAGAAAAAACATTTATTAAGAAAAGCATTATCGATAACTTTAATTCGCGCCTGAAGGATTCATATGTTAAAATTGAGCTAGAGTTTGTTGTGAAAATGATAGATTTGATGTGAGGTTATTATGCCAATACTTTCAGTTTTCTCTCATCTAGGCAAGCCGTTTGGATATCTTTTTATTAAAGGTATTAGCGGCAAAGCTGCATATGATTGGGTAGCACCAATTCTACTTACTTCTATCACAGCAGTACTTTTCATTCTATTAAAAATCCCTGTCAAAGATTTATTTGATGACAATGGTTTCATTAAATCAATCGTTTCATTTATCTCTAACCTACCAGGGTTTTATATTGCCGCTCTGGCCGCCATAGCAACTTTCAATAGAGCTGAGATTGATTTACCATTGATTAGCAATGAAAGAAATGCCTCTATTGAAATAAAAGTAACAAAAGAAAATGGAAAAGTAGTAAATTCAGAGGAGGTTCTGACCAGACGATTATTTCTTTGCATGCTATTCTCTTTTTTAACAGCATTAAGCATTGTTATAATAATACTTAATGCTATATTTTCACCATTAATCAATGTCTATCAAAACAGTTTTGTTTTAATGGTTTATACTGTTGTATTTACTTTCCTCGTTTGGCAACTCTTAGTATCAACTTTCTTTGGATTATATTATCTCGGAAACAGAATTCATATGAATTATTAAGCCCTACAGGGGCTTAATAATCAACAAAATACCTTCAATCACTCCTATTGCTGCTTGAAGTTGTTTTCTGATTGACCCGTCAGAGCATTTCCGTTTCTTTGCTATTGAACGGAGTGAAATACCGATAACAAAGTGAGCAATGATCAGTTCATATTCTTCTGGCTTATATTTCCGCATTCGCGCAACACAGCTGTCAATCATGATTCCTTCATCATCATCGCATTGTTGGCGTGTTTTCTTTCCATGAGGTAGTAAACCTTTAAACCCTGCAGCCCATGCTCCCCAGCGGTCCAATACTTCATACATATCACGCATCAACCTTCTCCACAAAATCAGGCCAGCACGCCAATTGCCAGCGCACGATCGATAAAACGAAATATCAGCTCCAGCTGGGAGCCATACTTCTCTTCAAATACCACGGTATCCGCATGCAGCTCGTCATGATGCTTTCTGCACAAAGGCAACACAAAGAGATCATGCGCTTTTGTACCCATTCCCCCCTGACCGTGGCCTATCAGGTGGTGGGGATCATCAGCAGGCTTTCCACAACATGCACACGGCTGCGTCTTAACCCAGCGCGTGTACTTTTCATTAACCCAGCGGCGACGTTTTGGGCGTAACATAAAAGACTCCGGCGACTCCGGATCCACTTTCAGCGCCAGCACCTTTTTCGCCTTATCCTGGATGATGCTGGTGGCAGGAACCGAAGGCACAAGGTCACTTTCCCGGGTAACAGACGGCACAACAGGCTTCGGTAATCTCAGTGCCTTACGGGCTGCACTTTCCGGTAAGGCATCAGCCAGGTCATTACGAACCAGCCACCAGCACAGTTCCGGCATTGTCACAACGTGACTATCATCAAAACCGAGATCCCGACGCACGACAGACAACACCCAGCGGGCACAGTTATCCGTTGCCATTGATTCCAGCCGTTCCGTGAACTGATCGCGCAGCTGGTTATCGCAGTGCCAGCACAGACGAATTGCGCCCGGAGCGTGTCGCATTGTGGTCATGTTCTCGCTGTGCCAGTCGGAATGAGGCCACTGGCAGCCTTTTTCACGAAGTAACCAGCTTTCAAGACATTCCACGCCACCAGCACGACGGATCACTGCCTCATTGCGGAACACGGCCCGAACGGCAGGATCATCCGCCAGCGGTTGTGATGCAGCCGGAACGGCACCACTGGCGAAAGATGAATAACGTTCCGGCTCAGGCTCCAGCAGGACACGCCCCTGCATAAACAGGGGCATCAGCTCTGAACCTGGCCTGAACAATACGATCCCCATACGCGGGGCAATTTCAGGGGTCAGTAGTGCTCTCACGGTCACCTCAATGAACGGTATCGAGCAGCTTTAACAGCTCAGGGAATCGGGATTCGAAGAAGTGCGGCTGCGTCTCGCGCGGATTTGCGGGACTGGTGATGTTCTTGCCGAACATGCAGCCTTTCGGTGTCAGCGACCAGAATTTTTTGATGTTGTTAATCGCGGTACGGCTGTATCGTTCGCGTTGTTCAACGATCCCCAGCTTCGCCATCTGGTGATATGCCTGATTAGCCGTCAGGCGGATACCATACTGTTTCAGCAGTGCACTCAGCGACAGCGTGGGGCGGCTTGAGCCATCAGGCGCGTCAGCAGGAGCATCAATGGCATAGCGCGGTGCCAGATTCGGTAAGCCAACAGCCTCCTGGAGTTTCTGACAGGCCCCAAGCACAGATGAGTTAGACAGGTTTAACTCCCGGCGCATAAAGTCCAGCAGAATCACGCCAGCCTGCATCTTGTCAGCAGCCTGCCCGGATAATTTTTCCGGTGCGCTGGTTACCATATCGAAAGTACGGATCACCTTCAGATGGAATGACGGGCTGATCCACATTGCATAGGCATACACCAGTTCTTTGCAGACATACGTCCCCTGGTTATTTCCGCCACGACTAACGTTAACTGGCTCTATATTGACCGAGTTGCAAATCTGCAACTCGCTTATTAAACGTTCGGTTTGCTCATTGCGGAGCCAGAATGCAGGCTTATGCTTATCCAGAGAACCAGCAGCCCTGTGCAGATCGTTCAGGCTGTAACGCCCATAAGCATCACGACGAACTTCAATACCATCAATGACCATCAGATTATTCATACTTCGTTTCTCCTCTTGATCAGGCGGCTGCACCCGCCGTTTTCTCGTACTTACTGATAGTGATCTCGACCTTCCCTTCCGGGATAACCGGTCCCCACTCCACCAGCATTCTTTTCACCTGACTGTCGTCTTCCCACACACCCGCGTGGGTCAGGGCGTCAAACAGCGCCTTGTTATAGTTGTCCAGATCGCGGATCCGGTTATCCGGAGGAAACAACACGATCTCCACTGAAGCAGGTGCCGACGTTGGTTTCGGCAGACGACGTAACTGCTCAACTATTGCTGCGCACGCCGCGCTCTGGAATTTTCGCCCCGCCGCGCTTATCAGACTCTTACCAGCAAACGCCCCTTTGTTGGGGTGTCGCCAGTACGTGTTCACGCTGGGCGGGAAAGGCAGGATCAGCTTCATACTTTCAGGCCTCTCTCATGTAACCAGTAGGCTGCACGCAGCCTGGCGTTTTCCTCACCGGCAAGCAGTGCGCGGATAATCCCGACCGCCTCGCTGTCGTCGTCCTTCACCGCGGTATGAAGCGTTATCCCCCGGGCCACGCCACGCTTTATCGTGATGACGCCTTTTTTCTCCAGTGCACGAAGATGCTCTACCGCTGCATTCACTGAACGGTATCCCAGCATGGTTGCCACCTCCTGATTGGTTGGCGGAAAGCCACGCTCTTTCTGGTAAGAAATCAGCATATCCAGCACCTGCTGCTGGCATTGAGTTAACGTCGTCATGCCACCATCTCCCTGACCAGTTTTTCCGCCTGCTGGCGAACCTGCGCCAGAAACGCCTCACCACATGCCTCAAGTTCATCGCGCCCGATGTAGCTGATTGCCGGTCCCTTCCAGGTCTTGTCAAAAACAGCAATAGCACCAGCGAAAAAAGCTCCTGTCGGTACCTGCTTCTCGTCTTTCGGGATAAACCAGACAGGCAGTTCAAAACCAATACGCCCGCGAATAAAAGCAATATGATCTGCATCTTCCGGCCACCACACTTCGCTGGTGGCAGCTTTGATCAGGAAAACATAGCGCCCGCCCTTATCACGCATGGCACTGGCATGTTTCATGATGTAACGCATGCCGGTGATGTATTGCCCCTCATGCTGACTGGCGCGGCTGTATGGAGGATTACCAAAGGCAGCACCTTTAAGCTCCGCAAGGCGTTCTGACCAGTCATGCGCCAGCGCGTTGTCTTCCGCCGTGTAATACGCGGCACATTTGGCGTTATCACCGTCAGTGAACAGATCCAGAACAAACGGGCCAAACAGGGTGTTAATTCCCCAGAAAATGTTGTCCGGCGTGCGCCACTGATCACCCACTTCCTTCAGTTCATGGGCTGGTTTGTTCCGCAGTTCCACCAGCGCCTGGCAATATTTATTACTCATTCACCCCCACGTAATTCCTGACAGATACCACTCATCACCTGATACAGCGCGCTTGCTGCTTTTCCGTAAACACCGTTCACGACGCGCCAGAAAATTGTTTCGTTCTGGCTGGGAGTGGCTTTCACGGAATGCCGCCATCCACACCGTTGCAGCACGACGGTATAAGCCCCTGGACTCCAGTTCTTCCGCCTGGCGGGTCAGGCACAAAATCACCCGCGGGTCGTTAGTGCCGACATAGAAATTGCGCACAGGTCTGGTTTCACGAACTGGTTGTGGTTCCGGATCCTGCGCTCTCTCAGTCAGGCGCGGGAAATGTCTGTGTGTATCTCCTTCACAACGGTGAGCCACACGCCCACTCTGACGTAACTTGCTTGCTGACTGCAGAACGCGCTGCCGTGAGTAACCTGCAAAAGCATCCGCAATGTCTCCGGAAGTACAGCCCGGATGGGCTTCAATGAATTTCTGAACGTCATTCAAAAGACTCATGCTCACCCCCTGAATCCTGCCGGGATCTGGCTGTAGTCCACATTGTCGTAACTGGCTTTGAAGTACGGGTCTTCGCGTTTTTCTGTGTACGTGCTGACGGACGGCGATAAGCGCAGGGAAAGCTCATCCCATTTTTCCCGCAGCTTCGACGGGCTGAGCACGTTACGGCACCAGAACGGATCGCGGCTGACGCGGCTGTACATCTCGCAGATTTGTTTGTGAGTACGACCATCCTGCACACACATCAGGCGAATTTCGTTTGCCCAGGCTGTCCAGTTCGGTTCTTTGGGACGAACCACCTCGCCGTCACATTCGGCAGCCTGCTCGTACAGGGCGATGATTTTTTTCCAGAGCCACTGTGCGCAGGTCAAATCATCCTGCGTCCCCCACTGGCGCTTTTTAGGGCTGAATACAACCGCATCAGGATGGCGAGTTAAAAAATCCTGTTCATCCGTCTGCGTGTCCGGTTGCGAAGCGTCCGGACGAGAAGGTTTTTTATCTGACGGATCATGTTTTGATTTTACTGACGGATCCCCGCCAGATTCTGACGGGTGAAAACCCGCTTTTTTGCCTGATTTCGACGCATCAAATTTTGACGGGTCAGATTTTGATGCGTCAGATTTTGACGGGTCAGAATCTGACAATTGAGAAAATGCCGCTGCCTGAAGCTTCGCAACGTTAAGCTGATAAACATTCGACGCATTGCGGTTACCCTGGCGACGCGCCTTACGCGTTAACCAGCCTTCTGCTTCCAGCCGTGCGATAGCCGTCCTGACGGTACTCATCCCCGCGCCAATCTGACGGGCAATGGTTTCAATTGATGGCCAGCACACACCTTCGTCATTACTGAAATCAGCCAGGCGGGCCATAATTGCCACGCTGGATAATTTCATGCCTGACGCTGCGCAACCATCCCATACATAGCCGGTTAATTTAGTGCTCATGACCGACCTCTATTTCCCTGAATTTACGACGAAACTGTTCGAGCGGGCTGAAGCACTCATGCTCATAGCCTTCACGGAGGTAGATAACTCGTTGTGTTTCCGGCTCCCAACGAATGACTCTGACGGGCACTCCGTAGTGATCTTTGAACCAGCGGTTAACTTGTCGCAAAGGACTGTCTCCTTCTGCCGGTTGAAATCACCCACAGCCCACTCTGCAAAGCTGTGGGTTACAATTTCCCTGTCACCTGGTACATTCACTGCATAGCAATACTCCACCTTCGCTTTTCCACCCGGTACAGGAAGCGCAATCAGTTGCGAGCGACGGTAGTGTGTTGTTAAACTGTTCATGCGTTAGTTTCTCCACAGTCACGACACGCCACGGCGCCCGGAGCTGCACACTCGCGGGCGTCATTACTTTCTGAAATGCAAAAGATTTTGTAGACCAGTGCTGCATGCTCCTGCAGCTTCGAAATTGAGAGATACAGCTCGTCGTTAATTGCTGTCTTCTCATGCGGTTCCACTACACCGTCTTCAATTGCTGAACGAATCTGTTTTGAATAACTGCCGATCTGTTCAATGACTTCCAGCAGACGCTGGTTAATATCGGCGTTGTCCACATCCTCGACGTCAGGAAGAGACACAAAGACGCCATTTGCAGACTGCGCCACAGCATCAGCAATGAAGTGAGTGCCACCAGCACGCTGTAAAACCATTGCCCATCCCAGCGGGAAAATCTGATCGCCATCGGCACGAAGGCGGTTAAATAATGCGTTCTCTGTTACATCCAGCCAGTCAGCAGCTTCAGCGTACCCCCCCGGCAACGCTGCGATAGTTTTTCTGACAGCTTTCACGTACCACTCAGGCTGTTTTTCTACTTTCCAGTGATGCTTACCCACGGTTCACCTCCTGTTCCTGTGGTTTAAACCCATTCTGGTTTTGGCTAGATTGAAAACGTGCCGGATAAAGAATCTGCATTTCGCTGACTTCACCCTTAAAAAAATTGGCTAATCGTTCTGCAAGCTCGATAGATGGAATCTGCTCCAGTCTCTCAATACGACTCAACGTCGCTGGATTGACTTGAACACCCGCAGCAACATGCTGCAAAGTGAAACCATGCGCCTTACGCACATTTCGTAATGGTGATTGCATATGCCCTCCAAATATTGCGCGTTATGCATGTTATTTCACGCAATTATTTTGCGCAAGTTGATTTGCTTATCACGCAATAAAGAAATGTAATAAACGCATGAACATAGGAAACCGAGTCAGACAACTTCGCCAAGCGAAGAACATGAAAATCGCCGATCTCGCTGAAGCAATAGGAGTAGATGCGGCGAACATCTCGCGCTTAGAAACGGGTAAGCAAAAACAATTTACCGAACAAACACTGAGTAATATTGCCAAGAGCTTAGGTGTTGATATTGCTGATCTCTTTACCTCTGCCCACAAAAGTAATACTGTATATAAAAACAGTAATAATGAGGATGTTGCGCAGGTGAAGGATGTGTTCCGTATTGAAATGCTGGATATCAGTGCAAGTGCGGGAAATGGCCTTATCCAGGGCGGTGATGTCATTGATGTGATTCATGCCATCGAATACAGAACTGATAATGCTGTATCAATGTTCGGCGGACGACCAGCCAATCACATCAAAGTTATCAACGTTCGTGGGGACAGTATGTGTCCAACCATTGAGCCAGGAGATCTCATCTTCGTTGATGTCAGCATCAATCAGTTTGATGGTGATGGTATATATGTCTTTGGTTTTGATGACAAAATATATGTTAAAAGACTTCAAATGATTCCTGACAAACTGCTGGTGATTTCTGATAACCAGATTTACCGTGAATGGGGAATTACTAGCGAAAACGAACACCGATTCATGGTCTTTGGAAAGGTCTTAATCAGTCAGTCGCAAACCCTTAAGAGACATAATTAACCTCAATATCCCATCCATCGGCCACCGAAAGGTGGCTTTTTATTACCTATAAATTTGCATATATCGCAAATATCACTTGCATATCTCGCAATTTAATTTTATCTTTTGTTCCAGACCAACTACAGGATTACAACAAAATCTGGTTGCAACACGGTGCATGTGTCGTAAGCAGTCAGTAAATGTCAAAAACGAACAGGCAGGACGCCCACGAAGTAGCCGCCTGGGGCATATGAAGTCCAGGATGATTCGTTGAGTCATGTTGTGCCACCAGGCACTCATGTTAAAGCAGGTGTATGAAATGAAAGTCCAGATTTTAAACAATAACTGTGAAGTCGTTTGGGCGTAAAACATGACCGCGCGTAGACCAAGGGAGGAAAAAGTGGGAATAGTTAGAAATCAAGCAGATATATTGAAAATCAGCTCTGAATTACTTGGAGTTTTGAAAAGTGAGCTCACCGCACATGGCATCGAGCCCACTGACGAAAATTTAAGTTGGGTTTTGTCGATTATTCAACAATCACTCAAGCCCAGCCTCAGCAAACTTTTTATCGAGTAGTGCTTCGAACTTATCGTAAAGCTTGCTTATGTCGTCTATCGGGTTTTCTGACGTACTGTAATTTTTATCTGATGTCATGGCAGCAGTCTGATATGCAGTGTGAGTCTTAACCGATAGTTGGAATAAATAAAGAATTTTTTCTTCTTTGGTCATAACTATTTCCTTCTTGGCTATATGAAAACACCAAGATACCACCGAGCCTGAAGTGGTGAAAAGACAGGCACATAACAGCTAAGTATTTTCAACCAAAGAGAATCCTTAGCGTTGTGGTGAATGCGGCTCAGCGCACGCGGGTTAAGGTTGAGGCTGACAGTCGACCTTCTGTGGATACCCACCCGTCTGGTGTGCAACCTTCGCCAGGCACCGGGAGGCACCCGGCACCACAACTTTATGCTGTGTGTAGTCCTGGCGGTACCAGTTTGTACCATTGCTTCCGGCTGGTACCGTCCTTTTTACAAAACAGAGAAGAGCATCACCGGACGACGGGCTCATAACCCAATCCATCCGAGCGGCTGCCACCGCAGGTGTTCTTCTCTGTTTTGTGGAGAAACTAACCGCCCCTACGGGGGCATTTATGGAAATGTAATTGACTCAATAATCGCCGGACGGTGAGGGCTTCCTTTTACCCGAATTCAGCGCGGTGCAGCGCATATACGTGGAGAACAAAATGTCATTTATTAAAACTTTTTCCGGGAAGCATTTTTATTATGACAGGATAAATAAAGACGACATCGTTATTAACGATATCGCGGTTTCCCTTTCAAATATCTGTCGCTTTGCAGGACATCTTTCACACTTCTACAGTGTCGCCCAATATGCGGTGCTTTGCAGCCAGCTGGTGCCGCAGGAATTTGCTTTTGAAGCTTTAATGCATGATGCAACAGAAGCATATTGCCAGGACATCCCCGCACCACTGAAACGACTTCTTCCTGACTATAAACGGATGGAAGAAAAAATAGACGCCGTAATCCGTGAGAAATACGGGTTACCTCCTGTTATGAGCACGCCAGTGAAATATGCCGATCTCATTATGCTGGCAACCGAACGCCGCGATCTCGGGCTTGATGATGGCTCTTTCTGGCCTGTACTGGAAGGTATCCCGGCAACAGAGATGTTCAAAGTGATTCCACAGGTACCGGGCCATGCCTACGGGATGTTTATGGAACGTTTTAACGAGTTATCGGAGTTACGCAAATGCGCATGAATGTTTTCGAAATGGAAGGGTTTCTTCGTGGGAGATGTGTACCGCGAGATCTGAAAGTGAATGAAACAGATGCTGAATACCTGGTGCGTAAATTCGATGCGCTTGAAGCTAAATGTGCAGCACAGGAAAACAAAGTAATACCAGTGTCAACTGAACTGCCACCAGCAAATGAAAGTGTTTTGTTATTCGATGCTAACGGAGAAGGCTGGCTAATTGACTGGCGTTCTCTCTGGTACACCTGGGGACAAAAAGAAACCGGAGAATGGCAGTGGACATTTCAGGTCGGGGACCTTGAAAACGTCAATATCACTCACTGGGCAGTAATGCCAAAAGCACCGGAGGCTGGAGCATAATGACCACTTTTACCGACAAAGAACTGATTAAAGAAATTAAAGAGCGTATCAGCAGCCTTGACGTGCGAGACGATATTGAGCGCCGTGCTTATGAAATCGCACTCCTATCTCTGGAAGTAGAACCAGATGAACGCGAAGCTTATGAATTATTCATGGAAAAGCGTTTCGGTGACTTAGTAGATCGTCGGAGAGCAAAAAACGGCGATAACGAATACATGGCATGGGATATGACTCTCGGATGGATCGTCTGGCAGCAACGAGCTGGTATCCATTTTTCAACAATGTCACAACAAGAGGTGAAATAATGGAGCCATACAGCCTCACACTCGATGAGGCCTGTCATTTTCTCAAGATATCCAGACCGACTGCCATTAACTGGATACGCACAGGGCGTCTTCAGGCAACACGCAAAGATCCCACTAAGAATAAATCTCCTTACCTCACAACACGACAAGCCTGCATTGCGGCTCTTCAGTCTCCGCTGCATACTGTCCAGGTGAGCGCGGGTGATGGCATAACAGAGGAAAGAAAATGTCACTCTTCCGCAGAAGTGAAATATGGTACGCCAGTTTCACATTGCCGAACGGTAAAAGATTTAAACAGTCTCTTGGAACAAAGGACAAAAGGCAGGCGACAGAGCTCCATGACAAGCTAAAGGCTGAAGCATGGCGGGTCAGCAAACTTGGTGAAATACCTGATATGACGTTTGAGGAAGCGTGTGTCAGGTGGCTCGAAGAGAAAGCACATAAGAAATCACTGGACGATGACAAAAGCCGGATCGGATTCTGGCTTCAACATTTCGCAGGGATGCAACTAAGAGACATCACTGAATCAAAAATTTATTCAGCAATGCAGAAAATGACGAACCGGCGTCATGAGGAAAACTGGAAACTCAGGGCAGAAGCATGCAGAAAAAAAGGGAAACCTGTTCCAGAATACACGCCAAAACCAGCGTCCGTTGCAACGAAGGCTACGCATCTTTCATTTATAAAGGCCCTACTAAGAGCCGCAGAGCGTGAATGGAAAATGCTGGATAAGGCACCAATTATTAAAGTGCCTCAACCAAAGAATAAACGGATCCGCTGGCTGGAGCCCCATGAAGCACAAAGGCTGATTGATGAATGTCCGGAGCCATTAAAGTCTGTTGTTGAATTTGCACTGGCAACAGGCTTAAGACGCTCGAACATCATCAACCTTGAATGGCAACAAATAGATATGCAGCGCCGGGTGGCATGGATAAACCCGGAAGAGAGTAAATCAAACCGCGCAATTGGCGTTGCGCTGAATGATACTGCATGTCGCGTATTGAAAAAACAAATCGGGAATCATCACCGTTGGGTATTTGTTTACAAGGAAAGCTGTACCAAACCAGACGGAACGAAAGCGCCAACGGTCAGGAAGATGCGGTATGACGCAAACACAGCCTGGAAAGCGGCGCTGAGACGAGCAGGTATTGATGATTTCAGATTTCACGACTTGAGACACACCTGGGCAAGTTGGCTGGTTCAAGCCGGAGTCCCGTTGTCAGTGTTACAGGAAATGGGAGGCTGGGAGTCTATCGAAATGGTTCGTCGATATGCTCACCTCGCACCTAATCACCTTACCGAACATGCACGGCAAATAGACTCGATCCTGAACCCATCGGTCCCAAATTTGTCCCAGTCAAAAAATAAGGAAGGTACTAATGATGTGTAACTTATTGATTTAAATGGTGCCGATAATAGGAGTCGAACCTACGACCTTCGCATTACGAATTATAAGAATCCGCTTGTAATTCAAAGGATTATCCCATCAACACTGCGCTCACACGTCCCACCACATCAAAACATGTAAAGCCTTGCAAGCCATTGTGAGGCCTTATGTGTCTCAGTTTTGTCTCATCAGACATAGCAAGTATCGATCAATTGAGACTTGGATGATAGACTTCATGCCTTTCAGAGCTCATTGATTAAATAAATGTTAAAGTTATTTGTAAAGTACACATCTATAGGTGTGCTGAACACACTTATACACTGGGTGGTTTTTGGTGTATGTATCTATGCCGCACATACCAGTCAGGCTCTGGCAAACTTCACAGGTTTCGTAGTGGCTGTGAGCTTTAGCTTCTTCGCGAATGCAAGATTCACATTCAAAGCATCGACTACAGCGATGCGCTACATGTATTACGTGGGATTTATGGGAATATTGAGTGTGATTGTTGGTTGGGCAGCTGATAAATGCTCACTTCCTCCAATAGTCACTCTTATCACCTTCTCCGCCATCAGTCTGGTGTGCGGTTTCGTCTATTCAAAGTTCATTGTCTTTAGGGATGCGAAATGAAAATATCTCTTGTCGTTCCTGTCTTCAATGAAGAAGAAGCGATACCTGTTTTCTATAAAACGGTACGTGAATTCCAAGAGTTGAAGCCATATGAAGTAGAAATTGTATTCATAAATGACGGAAGTAAAGATGCCACAGAGTCAATTATTAACGCGCTGGCTGTTTCAGACCCGCTAGTTGTTCCGCTGTCATTTACACGCAACTTTGGTAAAGAACCAGCCTTATTTGCAGGGTTAGACCATGCAAGCGGCGATGCTGTAATTCCTATTGATGTCGACCTGCAAGACCCAATTGAGGTTATCCCTCATCTTATTGAAAAGTGGCAGGCAGGTGCTGACATGGTGCTTGCTAAACGTTCAGACCGCTCAACTGATGGACGACTGAAACGTAAGACAGCTGAGTGGTTCTATAAATTACACAACAAAATAAGCACCCCAAAGATCGAGGAAAATGTCGGAGATTTTCGACTCATGTCTCGTGAGGTTGTGGAGAACATTAAACTGTTGCCTGAGCGCAATCTTTTCATGAAAGGCATACTGAGCTGGGTGGGTGGTCAGACGGATGTCGTGGAATATGTACGCGCAGAGCGTGTTGCTGGCATCTCAAAATTTAATGGCTGGAAATTATGGAATCTGGCACTGGAAGGTATCACAAGTTTTTCAACCTTTCCTCTTCGCGTATGGACTTATATAGGCTTGTTTGTTGCAAGCATTTCATTTTTATATGGTGCATGGATGATTATAGACACCCTTGTCTTTGGTAACCCAGTACGCGGGTATCCCTCCCTGCTTGTATCAATACTTTTCTTGGGTGGAGTGCAACTGATCGGGATTGGTGTTCTCGGAGAATATATAGGTAGAATCTATATTGAAGTAAAAAATAGACCCAAATACATCATAAAAAAATCTCATCGAGGTAACCCATGATTAAAATTAATTTATTTAAAAATGCAAATCTCCTTGCCTTCATATCATGTTTTGCAATATCAATTTATTGTTATTGGGGGTGGTTGTACGATGGAACACTTAATATTGATGGCGAGTTTACAAATAATTTTTATCAAACAATCACGCTTGGGCGGTGGTTTCACACTTTTTTGCGACATTACTTTCTCCCTGAGCCTTTTTCACTTTATATAACACCATTAATAGCCTTATCTTTTATCATCATTTCAGCATTTATAATCTGCAGATCGCTAAAGCTAGAATCTTATGAATTATTGATAGGTATGTTAGTATTTATTACCTTCCCTCAGATCTCCTATCAATTAGAGTTTCTTAACCAAGCTGATACTGTGGGAATTGCTTTTCTACTGGCAGCGATATCAGCAATTATTTTTCACTCGCAAAAAAATAGGATTGTGATATTTTCTGGTATAGTACTGTCCATTCTTTCAATGGCAATCTACCAAACATTCGTAACATATATTATTGCATTCGTCATTGGGTTGCAGATAAATTCGATAATACGAAATGAGAAAAATATTCGTGAATCTTTTTATAGTTCATGTTTATCTCTATCCCTCATAGCTTTATCTACCTTAATTTACCTGCTATTAACCAAAGCTATCAAGCATTATTTTTCGCTTGAATCGAACGAGTACATCTCAAATTATATACAAAATGCAAGCGATATTAAATGGCTTGTTAAATCAGCCATAGATAATATATATAACTTCTATAACAATCCTCCCACTGGTTTAAACCTATACAAGTGGTTACTGATTCCTTTATTAATTCTGATATTTACCCTAACATATAAATTAAAAACAAGATCAATTTATTTGATTTCATCAATCATTTTCATTTATATACTTCCGGTTATATTTATCGTTGTTGTTGGCTCAGGGGCGCCACCTCGCCTGTTTGTTTTAATGCCTATAGTAGCAGTAATTTTGTTTTCTTGCTTAAGCAATTTTCGCTCTATAAAATACCTAAACTGCATGTTTTTTTTATTTATTATATTTAATGGCGTTTCAACATCCAAAAATCTATTTTTGAATGATACTCTCGCAAGACAGAAAGATATCTCTTTAGCTAAAGAAATATCATACACATCTCAAACAAAAGGCATTTCCCTTAACGGAAAATATATATATATACATGGTTCAAACGACTCAGGAAATATGCTCTCCATGAGCGCAGACACTTTTGGAAAATCTTTTTTTTGGTGGGATGGTGGCAACTATTTTAGGATGGTTGCATTTATGAATTACTATGAAATCTGTAATTGCAAACCAGCAAATAAAGAACAAATAGAGAAGATTTATCCAATTGTGAAGAGTTTACCTTCCTGGCCGAATCCAGATTCGATAGCTGAAATAAATGGTTTGGTGATAATAAAACTATCAGAGAAAAAAGGGTGGCTTCCATTTAATATTTAGCTTTGATAGATTTATTTATTATTAAAGAGCGCCTCCCTTTTTCAAGCTCAAAATAATACACACATCAATGGATGCAATCACAAATAGACGGAGGGGCTGAATGCCCCTTTAAATACCTTACACTCAAATATCTATATACAATCACACTAACCGTTTCTAATATTAGTCAATTAAAAAATTAGCAATACCATTTACAAGCGTTTACCCAAACTTAACACTGAGAATTGAAGTTTAACCGCCTAATTACATAACACTAGCGACTCTGCTTTTGGGAGGCATGGGTCACTCAGGCCAAATGACATCCGACGGTTTCACGATGAACTACGGCAAAAGAATATCAGAGCCCTCATTCCTCCCCGAAAGGCTGAGGGATCCCCAGAAAATTTTCATCAGTAAGCCAGCACCATACTTCGGTAAGTGCTGGCCAACCGGCACAATATCTTTTCAGGTTGTGCTCGTCGTAGAAGTTCAGGGTTAAATCTCAGGACGTTTTCAGCCAGCGTCAGAAAAGACAATACTCTTCGTTTTTTGAGACTATTAGCCTGATACTTTAAATGAAATCCTTTATTTTCAAAATGATAACCAAGTAGCCAGAGTACGATACTGGCCAGTGTAACCAGTAGACTTAATACCAGAAAACGCTCTCCCCTCCGACTTCTGCTCGCCCGAAGGCCAAAACCAAAGCGTTCACTTTTTTCATCCCGAAAGTTTTGCTCTATCTGCATTCTTCGACTGTACAGTTTCATGATTTTTTTGGCATTAAACTCAGCTGTATTGCTGAATATTAACCATGGTTCTCTGCCTGCGGCTTTTTGTTCTTTTTCCGTTGTTGGTAAGCCCGGCCTCCCTCTGGCACGCCTGCTTTTTCTGCCTTTAGGTGAATGTTTATAAAGATAAAAATGTCCTTCACACTGCGAGCGTTTTTTCCGGGCCAGGGTTCCCGTCTCCAGGTATTTTGCCTCTGAACTCCCCCTGCACATTTTTATGTCCAGCCACTTATCTTTGTCACTATCCAGCCTGAACTTCACTACCCCCCTGATACGACCAATAAAATCCCATCCCTGTGATTTGATATGACGGAACCATGCACTTTGAAAACCAGCATCAGTAACAATAACAACACGAGTCCGGGGAGAAATGGCCCCGGAAAGCGCATCCAGAAAAGCGATTTCCACCGCCTCGTTATTTTTTTTTGACGGGAAGACCTGACTCATCAGGGGGATAGAGCGACCGTCGCAGAGGAGGCTGGCACGAAGGACATGATATTCCTGAAAAGGGTAACCGCTCCAGTCAACAGCGATAACACACCACGACAGTTTATTTGTCATCATGGATGTAATATTTTTGAATATCAGAGGGATATCATTATGAAGTCGTTTATTACCCAACAGACGGTCAACGCGTTTTATTTTATCTTTCACGCGAGCAGGACCGGGTAAATGCCGGCCAATGCTGGTAAGAGAAAGAGATGCGCCACCGACTAAAGCAGCAGCAGAATCAATAATGGCATTTTGTCGATACTGATGCGTGGAAGCTAAAGCATTACGGAAAAAAGTCTGGCATACTTTACGGGCAGGCATAGAGGTGATCTCATTGAATTTGTTAGCGCAATCATTAGATCACAAGCCTCCCTCTGCCTGTCTTCTTTTCTGGGGATTCCTCATCCTAAAATGGATCGGGCTCTGGTCTGGTGAGTATGCAGATCGTAAAGGCTATGACCATGGTGCTAGAGTGGCAGGTATGCCAGAAAGAGGATGTATTGCCTGAAACTCTAACCTGATGCAGAGACGATTATCTTGAACCTGATTTATTCAACAAAGCCGCTGGCAGAATGTTACGAAAGTTATCGCGGCCGCAGGCTGATTTGATATCGATACTATCGGTGGTACTGCGGAAGTAAATGCCTATATAGTGCGACTTTGAAAAATAATAAATTAATATTGAACTCGTTGATTAATAATCATAAACTTTCAGGCATTCATATTTGCAATGAGTGTTTAAAAATCACACAAAACTGGAGAGCCTACTTTAAATGTATAATAACAAAATCGACAGCAACAGAAAAATAAGACATGATTGGGTTGATGCTTTAAAATTTCTCGGTATTTTTGCTATATATTTAGGTCACCTTGGGTTGGGGGCTGGCAAATTGTATCCTTTTGTTTTTAGTTATCACGTCCCACTATTCTTTTTCGCTGCTGGTTTTTTTACTATCAAAAAAAATGACTTATCTATTTTCGATTATATCAAGTCAAAGTTTTACAGATTAATGATTCCATATTTCACTTTTGCATTTTCTATATTAATAATAAACACAATTAACTCAGGTGAGACGATTGATTATATATACAACCACATTTATGATATAATATATGGTGTTAGAAATAACCAATTCGTAGGAACAATATGGTTTATAAACTGCCTTTTTGTTATAATAGCAATTGATGCAATCTTTAGAGAAATAGTCAAGAACAATATAGTGATTTTAATCATATCACTGTTATCGTTCATGTTGTCACAAACAGTGCTCAATCATAACCCATTACTAGATCCTCAATGGTTTTGGAACATAGACTCCGCTATGGCATACTGGTGGTTATTGCCTCTCGGTAGATGTATGTTTTTAGAATTAACACGTGACAGGTTTTTTGGAAAATCTAAAATTGGTTTCATTGTCTTCTCAATTACCGCTATAATGAGTGCGTATCAACTACTTAACCAGAAACCTTTACTTTTTAAGATTATCTCAATATTCAATGCAGACATAATATCAAGTAGTTATATTCAAGCTATTAATACTATTATCACCACGGTAGGCTTGATAATCTTTAATATTTTCATAGCAAAAATAATTTGTGGAAATGACTTTATTGTAAGAGCTGGAAGAAATACTCTTAACATATGTGGAATGGAGTATATCACCAAATTATTTATCCCTATGGCTTTAGCAATTATAGGCTTCAGCGTGACTATTCCAAATCCTATCTGCTCAATCATATATACCTGTATTTGTGTATATGTATCAGATAAAATTGGCCATTGGCTATCGAGGACAGTCGGTGGGCCATTTTTGATAAAATGATAAAAAGGCGCAATTAATTGCGCCTTTTTATAGATATATAGCGCATATTTATGCTCAGATTATACTGTTAAAATTAATGCGCAAATGTTACGGTTTTCTTTCCTAGCAACTGAAGGGAATGTTCGAAGTGCAAACATAAAATTACCCCTTCACTGAACAGATATTCAGTCGACCAACACATGAGAAAGAAATACACCAGATGAATTAAAATATCATATACTTATTAATCAAAGAAATAAAAGCATAAACAGTAGGTGGTGACGCTGATAAACTGGCTATAAACAACCTGGAAGGTGATGAGCTATCGCAATATAATTTATTGGTGAATTATTTGAAGCCGATTGATAACACCAGTGCTCAAAAGACTCCCCCCGGCAACCATAAGTAGCTAATATCTAGTACAGTTTCGATATCTATTATCGTTACTGCGTCGATATAGTCTAAATAGCTGCACCTAATTCTGCCACACTTGTCGTTTACAGATGGGTAATGTGTTGCGTATGGGCAACAAAACTCAAGCCAGATATAACACAACCTAGCTGAGAACGCCTTCCTGATGCTTCGCCCAGCAAGGGCTGAGCGAAAGTGGAGCACTTTTCTGCGCAGCTATTTAGGACAGTATTGGGTCATATTGTTTATGTATGAGTTAAGTTTCGTAATATCAATTAAATAAAATAAGTTGAAATCATTGTAGAAGTGAGCATTATACCCAGGCTACCTGAACCTACTGAAAAATGAGTATTATTCCAACAATTATCCTAGATTAACAAGTCTATTTATTTGGATGCATAGGCCACTCGGGTTTTACTACATTAACACGCATAAGCAGCACCCGATATTTTTTCCATGCCAGTAACAGTTTCGTTTCATCATCTGTTGCCATACCTAAATCAACCGCATCCTGAAGCGGAGCTATTACATTCGTTGCCTCTGCTATCAGTGCAGATTTCTTTTCATCATTTATTAAGGCTAATTGTTCTGGTGTTGGAGAAGGACGGTCAACAATGACAGGATGACCGTTCTCACCACAGGTAATCATTTTTGTTACACTCTGTGCATTAATCAGTGTTTTCCACTCTGATTCCGAGATTTCCACTGCATCATCAGGAATATTGGTGCCGTGAAATTCAGTCGAATAAAATCCGTTTGTCGATGCAGAATAAAAATATGACATTTTGTTAATATCCCATTGCAATGTAATACGCATCAGCAGATGAACCGTATCCTGAACCGGGCGACACAGTAATATTAAATCCAGTGTTCTGGACACTTGTCGCCGATACAGTCGGCTGCCCAGCCGCGCCAGTAACGTTCAATGTAACTACGACAGCAATTACTCTTGAGAACGTCATCGGGAACCTCATCCCGTATGTTGAAGATACATTCGGGGCACCATTCAACTGACCGCACTGTAAAATTAATCCAGACGGAAATTTTTGCGCAGCAGCCGTTACGGTATTAATTGACGCGAACAGGCTCATATCAGGTATCTGATTCGCCCCTGTACCTACATTCCTTTTAGCTGCTTCTCCCAAACCAAGGTTTTCGAGAGCCGTTTTCACCGTGCCATCCGATTTGATATCGCCAAACGGATTCTTGCGGCTTAACAGCAGCGCGCGAAGTGCGGTAAGCAACTGATCGTGCCGCCCCTTCTCCAGGCTGGCACCGGATGCCTCCACCACGCTGCAAAGCTCCTCCTGCAACATGTCAAAGTAGTCATCATCCAGATCGGTGGCAGGCGTGCCAGTCTGGGGGTTACCACGGGTAAAACCGTTCTTACCCGCGCCGAACTTATCCTTCTTCGCGGTTTTCGTGTCTATACGATGCATGGATTACTCCGGATATTTAAAAATCACATAGGTATGCGACGGGCAGAGTTTGTTAAGCACACACTCGACAACGGTGTCCCCCCAGAAGCGCAGCGCGGAATCACAGGGATCGCCACATGTCATCCAGGTGGTGTTGGTGGCGACTGGCATGTTGACCTGCCAGTAATACCGCCATTCCGGCGCATTCACCGCGTCAGTACAGGCAGATGAGCAGGTGAACGTGCTTTTGTCGTATCGCGTGATGGTAGCGTCTGGTCTGCCCAGGGCAGCAAGCTGTGCAAGGTAAAAATCCTCATTGATGCCGCCCGCCAGGTTAACCTTCGCATCCAGTCGTTGCTGACGCTGGCGAAGGGTCTGTGTCCCTGCGGGAATACATTCATCCGGCAGACCGCACAGACGCTCCCAGCGGTTTATCAGTTCAGTGGTGGTGCGCGGATCCAGCTCCCGCATCAGGGCATCCGCACGCTGATGAACGCGGGTTAATGACGGTGCCGCACCGGCAATCGCCGGATCTCTGGCTGACCACGCCGGACCGGGTGGCAACAGTGCCGACAACAGACGGATGTAATCATCGTTTGTCACGTCCATGAAATCGTCCCCAGTACCGCCAGTTCATTTTTTGCAATGGAGATATTGTCCGCCGGTGCAAGCAACTGATGGCTGTATTCCCCGTTCGCACCGGAAATCGCTTCACTGATACGTGACACCTTCAGTTCTCCCTGCGGATAACCATCACGCAGCAGGAACGAACGCAACTCGGCGGTGATGGCAGCCCGTATTTCCGGTGTGTCCGGCGTCACACGGATATGAAAATCCACTTTATGCGCCACCGGCCTGAATACATACAAATCAGAGCCTGCCACCGGAGCCAGTGGCCCGATATGTTGTCTTGCCGCCGTTTCCGTTGATTCTTCCGGAATGGGATTAATCAGGTCACTGCCGGCAATCATCACACCGACAGTCCCCGTTCCCATCCAGTGTCGGTATGTCCATGCGCGGGTAATGCCGGGCACTTCTTTAGCCCAGACGACATAGTCCCCGTCAGCCCCGCCCTGAGGCGTCCAGTAATACCGCTCAATGACGCGGGCGCGCCACGTTTCCAGCTCTTCAGTATCAAATCCGCCTGTCAGGGTATCTGCCTCGCCAGAAGACGGCAGACCATTCACCGGCGTGACCAGGATTAATGCCGTACCGTCGTCAGCGTTACCGACCGCACCTGCACTTGAGCAGGCGATCGGCACGCGCAGGACACCACCGGAGCTGGTTGCATCGGCAGTTGCCGTGTACTGAACCAGGTCATCGCGCTGAATAACACTCCCGGCGGTCACCTTCAGGCCATCACTGACACCTTCCCAGCGCATATACCCGCTGGCAGCCGTGGCCCCCTTGCGCGGACACCGTTTCATCGCAGCATGTCGCGCCAGCCAGGACTCATCGCACAGGTCAGGCAGCATGTTCATTGCCAGATAATCGATGTAACCGTAAACCGTATGCAGCGCCGCCGCATACACCTTTGCCCGCACGTCTTCATCCATGCGCCGGAGCGTGTCGCTGACGTCCAGCCTGGCGAATAAATCGTTACGGAGCATACTGATATTTTCTGCCAGCGTCGGGCGCTGAAATTCACTGTCCGCCATGCGTTATCGCACTCCACAGATCATCAAAAGAAATCATTACCGGTCCGTCACGACGCCAGAGAGTGATACTGTTACCCAGTTCATTAATCCCGGTGCGGCGGATATCCAGATCAATACGGGACACCACGCCGTCATCAATCATCCATTGCAGGCATTCGCGGATATACCCCCTTACCGTCTGCACCAGCTGATTGGTCAGTTTGCTGCGCTGAAGCAGCCACAGTCGGGAGCCGTAACGGTCATTCTGTACCGCAGGCCAGGTATCCCCCCACCATCCCATCGGGACGTCGGCGTTGTCATCAGGCTCCGCACGCCGCCAGGTAAACAGGGAAATCACCACGGCGCGGATCAGCGGATCCAGCGGTGCGCTGGCGCAGGTGCGTTTACCGTTCACCGTCAGCCACAGTTCCATCATGCCTCCATCGCTTTATCAGGTTTGTCGGTGTTACTGCCTTGACCGTTCTCTCTGTGACGATGCCCGTTATAGGCAAGCCGCATCGCTGACATGGTGGTGCCGCCGGAGTCGCACAGGTCTTTCACCTGTCCTGTCACTTCCAGGTCCATTTCAAAACGTGCCTTAGGCGCATTGCGAAACGTGATCGTTTTACCTGCACCGTCCACCACGATCCCCTCCCGGGTCAGCGTCACAGACTGCCCCTGATCGTCATAGACAGCCACCTCACCCGTCTGCAGCCCTTTCAGGCGGTAGCGCCGGTCCGACACCGTAACAACCACCGCATGAGAACGGTCGCCATCCGGAAACAACACCACCGCTTCCGCACCGCTGTTTGCCCTTGCGGTAAAACCGTAGGGTTCAAGATGTTCAATCCCGGCTTTGGGTTCACCGGCAATCAGGGACACATCCACGGTCTGACATTTCGTGGCGGCACTGATGCTTTTCACCACTGCCCGCCCAATCAGGCCGAGGAGTTGTCGCTGCATGGCTTCAATCGTCCTCATCAGAACGGGTCCTCCTGTACTCTTGCTTTTTTCTTTTTCCGCGCGCCGGGGGCTTCGGGTTCAGGCAGATAAGCATCAGGCGGGCCGACACGGATTTCCGTCAGGGTGCCGTTCTGGTCCTGAGTAAACGTGACTTCCGAAACAAGCAGTTCGGTATTGTCGAAACCACAGACCGGATCAAAGACAATCACCCGCTGGTTGGGCTGCCACAGCGTACCGTTACCCTGTCGCCAGCCCTGCACCACATAGGTGGTTTCATCCGTCCGCGCCGCCCGTTGCCGGGCTTCAAAGTCAGCACGCGCAATACAGCCTGCCCCCGTAGCCTGCCCTGTCTGCCTGATATACATCGGACGGTAACGGGCAATAAATGCGTCCTCTGTGCGGGCCCGCAGCGCGGTGGTGGTGGCCTCACCGAAATCATCGTCGTTTCCGGCACGCTGCCCCGCCACCTGGTAAACAGAAAACCGCTCCCGGATACTCTTCTCCGTATCACAGGAAAGGATGTTTTCCCCAAGTACCAGCGCGGTATGTGCCCGCGTTGAGCCAATACCGCCAATCACCAGCCTGCCGTGCGGGTCGTCATAAGCCAGCGCCTGCTGCTGACCGAGTATTTTGTTGATTACCTCAATCACCGTTTCACCGTGATCAGGCTGGACATCAGGAATAACACCCGACGGCGCACCGCTGTTCACCACCTCAATGCCGAAAGGCGCAGCAAGCGGCTGCGCAATCTGTACCAGCGATCGTCCGTTAAACTGTGTCGGTTCGGCTGCACAGTCAATCAGGTCAGCGGTCAGACTGCGTCCGGCAATACCGGTGCTGACCGAACGGGCATCGTAACGAACGGGCGTCGCCTCCACCCAGCCGGTGATCACCAGCTCATCACCAATCAGCACCTCCACTTTTGAACCGTTTTTAATGCGCGGCTGAAGCGTGGTGATACCCTCATCTCCCGGCCACTGGCGGGTGATCTCCACACTGAAATCCCGCGCCAGTCGTTCAACACCGGCACCGATGCGCACCGATGTCCAGCCATTCCACTCCCGGCCATTTACCCGTAGCGTGACGTTATCGTTCATTGCACTGGCACCTTCAGAGGGATCACCGGCACAAAGCCGGGATGCGTAATGGCATTACGCCGGATAATGTCCGCGTCACGCGCCGCGTTATCAAACCAGGTCGCCGCCAGCACCAGCGCGGGTAAAACCTCATCCGGCGTGCGCTGAATGATCCGTGCAGACTGTTCAAGGCGCGTGTTGATATCCGCATTCAGATCTGCTTTCACCCGGCGCAGCGCCAGAAACAGCGCATCACTGGTTGTACGGGACAACTCCTTATCAATTGCCGTATTCAGTGTGTCGCGAATGTCGGTCAGTTCTTCCCACGTTGGCAGGTCAACCGTGTTTTTCACCGCCGGTGCATTGTTCAGTGCCGGATGCGTGACAAAAGGCCAGCCGGTGCTCTGCGCGGGTGTTGTTGACGGCCCCACTGTGGCATTCTGCATCACCGCGGAAGTTGTGGGCGCAGGCAATCGTGTGACGGCATACGCCGCTTCGCTGATTGCGGTCGTACGAAGGGTGCTGGCAACCACGTTACGCTGCTGCGTCGCCGTGGCGGTGGTTTTACTGTCCGTTTTCCAGACGCCGCGCGGTTGCAGATCGCTGCCGAGGCTGACACCGGAAAGCGTTTTGATCATGGTGACCAGGTCGCTGGCGTTACCATAAAGGCGTTTCCCGGTACGCCACATTTTCTGCACCTGCTCAACGAAATTTTTGCCTGACGATGGCGGCGGCAGAAGTACCGAGATATCCCCCTGCAACAGCCTGGCGGCATCCGATACGGCAGAATCCACCACTTTCATCGCACCAGAAACATACCCAAGCATTGTGCTGGCATTACCGACGACGTCGTTCTGCACAAAATCTGCCACGCCATCGATACTGAAACCACTGAAACTGTCACTGATGCAGTCATCCAGTGCAGAACAGGATGACATCAGCGTCTGCGCCGTCGCCGCACCTGATGTGGGGTAAGAGAGTTCTCCCGCTTCGACAAACTTCAGGTCAAAGCGGACAATACGCCCTTCACTCTTCGATGTGCTGACCCGAACCTCCCCGTCAACACAGACTTTCAGCTCACCGTATGTCGGATGGACAAGCGTGCCGGGACCGGGTTTATTCAGCGCGTCAATCAGGCGATCGCGCTGGTCAAAGCAGTCATCTCCCACCACATAAGCCGTGATGGACGGGCGGAAAGTGACTTTTCCCAGATCTTCGGTATAGGGTTTGTCGCGGTTCGGGTATTCGTGCGTTTCCACACGACGACCGGTTCCCGCACTTTCTTCTTCAACCTTAAACGGCACACCGCGAAATGACGCGTCCTGAAGTCTGTCTTTCCACGTCATATAAACTCCGTACATAAAAAATCCCACCGGAGTGGGACTCATTAACAGATTAATTTTTCATTACCTGCCAAAGCGCGTATAGCCAACATCATGGCTGACATCAAAACCGCTGGATCGCGTTTCCATAACCCGCATACCCGGAGGCGAATTCACAAAAGAGACCTTGATCTCACCATCAACTTTTGGCGCAGAAGCTTTGTTAATCATGAAGGGGTTCGGGCCTGTGACATCGGAGGCGTTGTTTGACTGAGCCGGATCTACCGCCGGATAAGGTGTGTATCCCCGCGCCGGTATTCCCGTCCCATAAGCATCATAAGCACCCGCGCCCCACTGCGCAGAGTTAATGGCATCGACCGTGTCACCGGAACTGTCGGTAAACCACTCAATAATTGGCTTCAGCTTGTCCCACATATCCTGAAACCACTTAACAACCGGCCCCCAGTTATTGATCACCATCCCCAGCGGCGACCAGGCAAAAACTTTCTTAAGGAGTTCCCAGCCAGCCTCAAAATAAGGACCAATGGTTTCCCAGAGTTTCTTAAAATAAGGTCCGACAACATCCCAGTTAGTGATAATTAATCCCGCAGCCAGGGCTATCGCCGTCGCAATCATGCCAATCGGCGTCATCGACATGATCCTGCTGACAATACTGATGGCACCGCCAACACCCATCAATCCCAGTTTCAGAATCGCAAGACCGGCAGCAAGCCCGACGACGCCGCGAATAACCCGGGGATTTTCATCCGCAAACTTCGTGAATTTCTCCCCCAACTCCCCCAGCCATTGCGTGATATTTTTAGCGTCACCAGAAAATGCGCCGCCAATAGCCGCAAGGCCGTTAGTTGCGGTCCCTGTCATTGCCTCCCACAGGTTGGACAGCGTACCAAGCTGTGCCTGAACACGTTTATTCAGGCTGGCCTGTTTATTCATCTTCTGCTGGATCTGATCGTAGCCATCCTTTCCTTTATCGATTAGTGCATTGACCACCTGAAGGGTTTCGGCATCATCACCAAATATTGCCTTAAGTACACCTGTTCGCTTAACGTCGGTCAGTTTTCGCAGCTTTGCCAGTTGCCTGAACATGTTATCAAGACCGCCAAAACTTCCTTTGCCGTCAGTAAAATCGAGCTGTACCCCGAGTTTCTGGCGGGCCATAACTTTATTAACGTCCCTGATTTTCTTAACACTTAATCCGGACTGGATAACTTTTCGCAGTGCATTACCTGCCGACTCCCCGTTCATCCCCATCTGATCCATCATGACGCTGATGGGGGCAAGGCTCTGTGCAGCCTGAAGACCGTCCTTGTTCACCATCTTCAGAACAGAACTGGTTTTAGTGAAGAAGGACAACATGTTGGTATCGTCAACGCCCAGATAAAACGCCTTCTGGATAGTGTCGAACAGCCCCATCATGTCTTCTGACGCCGTTCCGGTAGCATCCTGCATCTTTGCAGCAAACTCAGCAGCCGCTTCCGGTGTTTTTTTCAGTTGTACCGCAAGATAAGCTGTCGCTTTACCCACACCACCCAGAATGTTTTCTGCCGGGATCCCCTGACGCACCAGCATCTGCATCATGTTCTGGAAATCAGCCGTTGTACCGGGTAGCTGGTTACCCAGTCCAATAGCCAGTTTATTGATGTCCTGAAAGCTCTTTCCAACCTCGCCGTTCGCATCCATCATGGCGACTTTCAGCCCGGTGGCGGCGTTTTCCTGATCGGCATAAGATTTCAGGGAAAGCGTCAGACCAGCTGCCAGTCCGCCACCAAGCGCCAGCCCACCCTGTGACGCTTCTTCCGCCTGGCGTTTAAATCCCCGGATTTTCTTTTGCATTTTCGACAGCGCGGGAGAAAGCCTGTCGACACCGGTGATCAACGCCTTAAGCTCAAATTCAGCCATGTGTGCGTTTCTCCTGCTCTATCCTGTTTGCCTGACTGACCAGCAAGGGAATTTCACTGATCGGCATATTCAGCAATTCGAAGGGATTAATGCGCCAGTAGCTGGCGCAGTCAAAGAAGCGATCAGTGAGGTATTCAGCCGTCAGGCCTGGAGGAAAAAACCAGCCACAAGCCACGCCGCTGCATTCAGGTCTGCCGGAGACATCTGGTCGACAGAGCTTTGCGGCACTTTCGCCAGCCGCACAATGTATTTCGACACCACATGCGCCAGAAGTCTGACGGACTCATCTTGATTCATCTGGTAGGGATACCCCAGCTCGCGGACATCCTTCCCGGTGGGTTCATCAAACTCCAGTACGGAGAGTGTCTCACCATGAGCGATAATCGGTTTCTTTAACTCAAGCTCTTTCATTACTGGTAATCCCCTTCTTCACCGTGGAACTCAAGATCAACCGTGCCTTCTTCGGCATTATGGTTCGCTTCTCCGTGCAGCCAGGCGGACGACAATACATAGACCTGACCGTTCGCCAGCTCGGCAGTGATGGTCATCTCATCAGACGAGGTGATTTTACTCACCGGAAAATTCTTCGGCACCTTGAATGTCCCTTTGACATAAGGCGCACGGTGAGTTTCCTTGCGGTCCACTGAACCGTCCAGGCCGATGATGTCATCATTGACCGTCCTGTTCATGGGCACCTCAATGCCGCCGGTCAGCGATAGCTGCTGACCGTCAATTTTGAAATAACAGGTTCCCCCGATACGGGCCATTATGCAGACTCCTCTGAATACTGAAGACGGAACTGGTTAACCACGGCAAAAACACGCAACTGGTTAACATAGTCAGGCGGGAACAGCGTGTTCAGGCGGTTCGGATCGCTGGCATCACGCTCCACAACCAGGTACTGCTTAAACAGTTCGTAGTTTTCCACGATCCCCGCACGCTCAAGCTGACGGTAGGTTGCCAGCAGTTCCCCTTTGATTACCGCCGGGGTGACAATCGCCTGACCGGGACCAAAGCGGGTACCGTCGCTGGCAAGCTTGTGACGCCCGTACTTACTGGTAATGACGGATTTCAGTTTGCGCAGTACATACGCACTGGTATGCAGCGTCTCGCTGTCGAGGTAGCTGTTATCCGCAACCCCGTAAGAATTTTTCCTGTACGTGGTGACATCACGCTGAATGCGCAGCACCCCGCTTTCGACATACGCCGTTGCCACGCCATGAGACAGCAGGGTCTGCTGCTCGGTCATCGTGAACCGTTTCCCCTTCGGCGCAGGCAGCATACCCACCAGCTCACCGGTCTGCGTGGGACGTGCCGGATCGTTGCGGATAAACACCGCTGCGCGGGCGGTACGGCTTGCCGCCAGCTCGTCGGCAGGCGTCTGGGTCTCTTTTTCGTACCCCGCCAGGGTGATGTGCTGCTGGTTAAACTGGTCACCTGCGTTCACCAGTTCTGACAGTGTGCCGGTCTTTGCCGTATACACATGACCATACAGCTGACGCGCATAGCTCCAGCGACCGCTGGTATCGTTCATCTCGGTCACCAGCGTGTTAACGGAGGCCGTGTCGTTGAACGGCAGACCGATATAATCAAACGGCTCATCCGCCATTGCAGCCACCGCGCCGGTGAGAACCGGAGCGCCCGTTCCGGCGGTCCCCGTCGCCACGGCAATCTGTACGCCCGCTGGCAGCACTTCGCCCCCACCGAAGCCGTAGTAATTGAGGCTGACAGGAATTTCATTCCCGCAAAGCCCCTTATGACGCGCGGTCAGTGTGACCACGCCAGCCGAAGATGAAGCTGTAAACGGCAGAGTCGGAACGGCATTGATGGCATCTTTGATACTGCTGGCAATCGTCGTGACGTTATCGCCGTTGGTCACCGGAGCCTGCACGCGGGTACGTCCCACATAGACATTCACCGTGCCGCTTTCGGTTGCTTCCCCGGTCACCGTCAGCGTAACCGTTGCCGCCGCGCCTGTGGCTTCCGGAACGGCAATCACATACAGCTCACCAAACGGGTCGGTCTGGCGATAAGCCTCGACCATACGCGCCAGCTGACTTCCCGCACCACAAATCTGGCGTGCATAGTCTGCCGACGGCATCAGCACCAGACTGTTGGCAACAATCTCTGCACCGTTATTGGCATGACCAATCAGCAGCGATGCTCCGCTGTCCTGTGCAGTATTCGCAGCCTGGTTATCCATTTCCGCATAAAACAGCGGAACCAGCGTATTCGACGGAATGGTGTTAAAGCTTATCGTCATCGGTGTTCACCTTTTTATTCACGCGCCGGATATCACCCGCTGCTTCACGGCGCAGCCAGTAGTTGTTCTCATCAACATTTCGCCCTTCGGCGGGCAAAAGGTCGCCGCGGGCAGGGTCAGGCACTGACCGCCCTTTAACAGGTTTCACAAACATGATGATCCTCAGGAAGGAAGGGGTATTTCGGTGTGATGTTCGATATCGCCGTCAGGCCCGTTACCGGGATCGAGATAATCAACATCAATCGCCAGCGTTCGCAGTTCATCCAGACTGTTCAGGTCATCCTGCTGGCGGGTATCGTCTTCGGTCAGCTCGCTGATGACCGAAAAATCGAACTGATAAATCAGCTCATGACGATTCAGATCCAGCAGCGTGCCGCCGTCATAGGTAATCGGGTTACCGCACGCTTCCGGGTTCCAGCCCAGCAGAGCCTTAAAGAGCATCTGCCGGACATCGTCCACCACATCATACGAAGCAAACTGACCGCGCTCATCACGCCCGTTACTCAGTATGACAACCACGGAGAAGCCCTCTTTCAGCTCCTGCCAGTAGTCGGTCTGGCTTTTGTTTTCTCCCGGAGAATCATCCCCCGGTACCACATACGCCGCCGGGAGTCTCAGCTTTCCGACCTCCGGCAGATTTTTGAACTGTGCCGCGCCTGCCACCCGGTTTTCAAAATACGGGCAGCGGGCACGCAGCGCAGCAATAACAGGCGTCAGTTTCATCTGTGTCGTCGCTCCGGCTTCAGTGATTTACGCAATTCCCGCGCCAGAAAATAGCGTGTCCAGCTGCGGTTCTTTTCAAGAGTTTCCACCATGAAGTTATTACGTGGAGCCAGTCGCCAGCCGCTGCCACCGGATGCACCACGATGATGGCTGCGACGACGCTTTGCCCCTCGCCTCACGCCATAGAACAAAAAAGCCGGATAAAAATCACCGGTGATACGGCGGTTTCCCTCTCCATTACGCTGGTTAGGGGCTATACGTGCCATAAAACCAGGGCGATGTTTACTGGCTCTGGGTACCATGTAACCAATCGAACGAGCCAGGCGTCCGGTCTGATAACCGGGGTTTTCACCCGGTGCCGACCGCGCACGGCGCATCACCAGCCGACGGGCATCACGCATATGACGCTGACCAATCGTGACAAACGCCCGCCGGACACGGGCGCGGTTAAAGCGCATCTCCGCAGGCTGCTGAAAATCAACGTGCAAAAAGGAAGTCGTCATTGTTGCCTCCGTGACTCTGCCTACATTCGCCCAGCTCCGTACACTCCAGCAGCAGAAAGCGCCGCGCCCCGTTCAGATCGCGCTGACGTTTCACCCGGTACACACTGTCACCGCAGACCACCTCATAATCAGCGGTGATCCCCCGGCGGTAACGAATGGTGATGTAATGGGTGATGGCGTCCCCGGTCTGCGCGGTTTCCTGCCAGGTGGTGGCACTGGTCTGGACAACCTTCGCCCATGTCCGGAACGCAACCGGGTATTGAGGCTCCACGCCAAAGTTATCCGCGGGCATATCCACCCGCTGGCGGATCAGGACGCGTTTATTCAGTTCACCGGGGTCCGGCAGAATGTAGGTTGCGCTGGTCTGCGCCTGACGAATTTTCATTGCGGGAAATACCTGTACGGGCCGACAAGCCAGTTAAAGCTCATTGGCAACTCCATTTTCTCAACGTCTGTAACCGACGAGCGATTTTCGTAAAAATGGCTGATAAGCATCAGCATCCCCAGACGAATATCATCCGGCAGGTGCAGCCCGTCCGGATCGCTGTCCGGAATGGTTTCATCCGGAGCATAGAGCTTCCGGTTCAGATACGTTTCCGTCCGCTTTTGCGCCGCACAGGCCAGCAGTTGCAGATGGCGGTCATCAGCATCGAAATCCTCATCCAGCCGGAGTTGGGCTTTAATCTCTTCCATTGTCAGAAGCATACTCAGCCCTCTTTACTGGTCGTGGCTTTTTTCTCTTTTGTCGCTTTACTGCTTTTTGCACTGGTTCCGCGCTCTGCTAACCCGGCCTGAAGTGCAATCTCCTGCACCCGGGCAGGAAGCGCCCCGTCGTCATACTCACCGGCCCGAATGACCTCAACACGCATACCGTCCGGTGACCATTTCAGATCTTGTTTCAGGATCATGATTCTTCACCCGTCAGAACAGGGGGCGCGGTTCCGCGCCCCTGAGTGATTACGCCGCAGCAATCTTCAGCAGTTTGATGGCCTGCGAATCGACCAGCATGCCGCCGGTGCGCTTGGTGGTATAAAAACCGACAAACGGTTTATTGGTGTACGGATCGCGAAGAATGCGGGTACCGATACGGTCAACGATGGTGTAACCCCGTTTGAAGTTACCAAATGCAATGGCTTTCGCATCCGCGGCAATATCCGGCATCTGCTCGTTTTCAGCGATACCGTAACCCGCCAGAGAGGATGGCTGCCCCAGTTCCAGCCCAGGACGCCACAGATAGTTACCCTCGGTGTCTTTCAGCAGACGGATGGCAAACAGGCTGTTGTTGTTCATCATGAACTTCGCGCCAGTGCGGTGTGCCTTACGCAGCGTGTAAATCAGTTTGATAATGGCGTCTGCGGTCACCGCGGTCGCTTCGCCGGATACAATATGCTGAAGTTTGCCGATCGCCCGGACCTTGTCGGTTTCATCAGTGGATTCATACGCCAGGAACCCTTTCGGCTTCTTGGTGCCATCGCCTGAGGTAAAGGCAATTTCTTCCTGTTCGGCAAATTCGGTTGCCAGCTCGCTGTTGATCCAGGCCTCCACGTTGAAGAAGGCATCGTCCAGCATTTTCTGGGTAGCCTGCGGGTTGCCGTAAATTTCCCCCATGAGAGGTTCAATCAGCTCCAGTCTGGAGGTGGCAGTCTGGGATCGCGTATCCGTTTCCCCCACCCATCCGGAAGCCGTACCGCCCAGATTCACCAGTTTTTTGTAGTCGGAACCGCCAACGGTGATCACCGTGGCTTCCTGACGCATCACCACTTCATCTTTCAGCAGGTTAAGAATGTTGCGATCCAGTTCTTCCGGCACGGCGTAGCCACCGTCTTCATCGGTACCCACCTGCAATGCCTTACGCTCCAGATCGCGCAGACCGTCTTCACGGCCTTTACGCAGGAAGCCCACAAACGCCTCTTTATGCTCGGTGGCCAGTTTATTTTGCGCTCCACCAGCCGGACGTTTCAGCTCAAGCAGCTCTTTTTCAAGGTCGCTTTTGAGATTTTCCAGCTCGCTGAGTTTCCCGTTCAGGGTTTCCACCTGCCCGGCAAGCTTGCCTTTTTCCTGCTCAATCGCATCCACGCGCTTGTCGTTCTTTGCTTTGAAGTCGTCAAACTTCTGCTGCAGCTCCTGCGCGACCTGTTCGACATCTTTAATATCAACCGCCATCGTATTTCTCCTGATTAGAAGTTCAGATTTTTCAGTGCATTCAGTGCAGAGCCCACATCCTCAGCGTCGCGCAGGGACAGTGCGCCATAGCCCCCGGCCATGAATGCTTTGGCCTGGGTACGGGAGAGTCCGACATCACGCAGGACTCTTTCGATTTTTTTCTGTTCGGGGATTTCCCCGCGGGCCAGTGCGTTCTTGACGTCGCTGATCCGCGCCTCGTCGTTAGACGGGAACGTCACCAGACTGACTTCCCAGAGGTCGATTTCTTTCAGCAGAAAGGCTTCTTTGCTCCGGTCGTATTCCCAGTCTTTCAGGACGTACCCAATAGAAAGGCCGGTTAACGAACCGGCCTTCATGTGTGCATGTGCGCGTTTTGCGAGGGGATCATCATCAATAAGCAACCGTCCCCTGACGTAAAGCCCGACATCGTCTTCCTTCATTTCGGTGTAAACACCGATGGGTTCATCCATGCGGTGCTGCCAGAGCAGCGCAGGTAACGCTTTTCTGTCACTCCACGCCCGCAGGGAAGCAGCAAATGCCCCGGACATCACCACATCATCGTGGCTGTCCTTTACACCAAAGACGGAGCCATACCCTTCAAACTCACCGGAGTCACTGACAGATTTCAAACTCAGCGGTACATCAAGACGTTGTTTCGTCTGCATTGGCGTTATCCTTCTGCTTACCGGCTTTACTGCCATCGGAGGGTTTCGTGGTCATGTTCATCGGTGTGAGATAGACATCACCACCGGGACGCGGATTCATATCTTCCAGGTCGCGGAAGTCATTGGGAGAGTAAATTCCCCAGTTGATCCCGGTGGCGTAGGCTTCAAAACGGGACTTCATATCCCCGCGCAGTAACGCCCCGGCGTTAAATTTGGCGTAATAAACGCCCTGCTTACTTTTTCGTACCAGTCCGGTGTTGATCCGCTGTTCGATGCGGGTCAGATACGGCACCAGTGAATAGTTGATAAATCCCAGCCCCAGCTCTTCGATATTGTTGAAGGTGGCGCGATCGGTGTTCTGCACCATGTGCAACGGCACCCGGAACAGACGACAGATTTCTTCAAGCTGAAACTTGCGGGTTTCCAGGAACTGGCTGTCCTCGGCGTTCAGCGCCATCGACTTCCAGTCCAGCCCCATCTCAAGGATCATCGGGCGGTGAGCATTGCCAAGCCCGGTGTGACGCTCCTCAAAATCTTTCTTCAGGCGCTCATAAGCCTGATCTGACAGCGTCTGCTCTGTACGCAACACACCCGACGTCACCGCGCCATTGCTGAACAGTCTGGCCCCGTGCTCTTCGGTCGCTGCCGCCAGCGATATTGCCTCGCGGGCATAGGCGATGGGATTCAGCCCCACCAGTCCGTCCAGCGTCAGCGTGCGCACATGCCAGATATCCTCCTGGCTCAGTACATCCGTGGAGCCATCCGGGAATGTGACCTGATAGACCGGCTCCCAGCTACTGTTAAGCTTCGGTACCACACAGCCGGGATCGACGGGCAGCAGTTCAGCCACTTCGCCAAATGCTTTCACTTTGTAGGCGTAAAAGTTTCCCCGCAGGCACAGACAGGTGACCACCAGCTCCCAGAACTCCTGCGGCGTCATATAGCCATTGGGATGCGTGGAGATCAGCTTATGCAGACGTTCGCCAGCGGCTCTCTGCTTCAGACTGCCGTTCAGGTGATACAGGTTGCAGGGCAACATCCCGACCGACTCCGCCAGCACCCTGACACAGGAAAAAACCGCCGTCAGTCGCATGGCCCGCTGGCTGCTGATCTGCTTTCCGGTATAGGTGTCGTAGGACAACCCGATAGCATCCGCCAGCTCTGCTGGCGTGGTCACCGGTGCGTCACTTTTTCGTTGAAATAATCCCGAAAAGAACACTATTTACCTCCGCCGACAGACGACTGTGTACGGTCGAGATATCGCGCCACCAGCCACGACCAGAACAGACACAACGCCCCGGCAACAACAAACCCCGCCGGGGGATAAATCAGCCAGGCACCATACGCCAGCAAAAGCGCCCCCAGCACGCCCACCAGAGGCGCGAGAATCAGCATGATCATAATTACCTCAGTTAAAGCGAGCGGATCCCATAGGACTCAATGTGGTCAGACAGCGTGTCTTCTTTCTCGTACAGCATGGCTCTGCCAACCGCCATAATCAGCGCAACTGCACCATCGATTTTGTTTTCCGCCTGCTCTTTGACGGGCTTCACTAAATCATCGTTACCTGGCATGTTTTTGCCGACCACATTGCCGATACACCAGGTCATGATGGGATTGCCGTCATGATGAAAGCGTCCCGATTCAATCGCTGCCTCCAGCTCTTTCATCGGGTCGGACATATTGGCGAAGTTCTGGACGATAGTAACGGGATTCAGGTCTTCATCAGCAAGGTCATGTGACAGCCCGGTCGCTCCGAAAGGGTCGATGGGTGACTCACTGACCGGGCTGATTTTGTTCGCCGCTTTGGCCTCTTCGAGGATGTAGCGATAATCCACCTCTGCACCATCGGTAACGGTCAGAACGCCCATTTCCACCCATTTCTGAAAGCGTTCGGCTGTCCGGCGATCTTCATTTTTCTCGACGCTATACACCGTGTCATACGGTACCCAGAAACGCGGGGCCACACTGTAGTAATGCGTTTTACCGTCAATCTCGCGGGTATAAAGTCGCGCCATGCTGTTCATATCCAGCTTACGCGCCAGGTCAAAGGCCAGAATGCACGGCTGCCCCTCGAACTGCTCAAGAGTCAGTGATTTATCCTCGCAGCTCTGCCAGCTCACCAGGTTGAAATACGCCGAACGCGCCGACACCCAGATATTGAGGTGTTTTGTTTTAAAGACGTTTGCCAGACCGGCGTTATTTTTCGCACGCTGCTGCTGAATTAACAAAAATTCGCGATAAACCGACACGCCAATATTTGGATTGGCTTTTTCCAGCACCTGCGGGTCGGTCCAGTCGTCACCTTCATCAACGGTATAGATGATCCCGAACAGTTCATCGTTAGGCACCGAGCCGTTGAGCATCTCGATGACTTCCCGCCGTTTGTCGTAGCACGGCCCCTCAATGTTGTACCCGGCGGTGGTGATGGCCCACATCAGTGGCTGACGTCGCGCCCCCATCCCGGTAAGCATTGTGGTATAAAGCGCATCGGTGGCATGCTCGTGATATTCATCCACCACCGCACAGTGGGGTGATGAACCATCACCGGGGTTACCGATCAGCGGTTCAAACCGCGCGCCATCCTCCGGACGGTTCATGTTTGAGGCGTTAACCTCAATCCCGAACGCTTCCGTCAGCATGGGTGTGCGTTTACACATCAGTCGAGCCGGGCGAAAGACTTCCCACGCCTGTTTCTCTGTCGTGGCACCGGAATACACTTCCGCGCCAAACTCGTTATCACAGGCAAAACAATACAGGGCGACACCGGCAGAGATTGCCGATTTGCCGTTCTTACGGGGGATTTCGGTATACACCTCACGGAAGCGGCGCAGCCGGGAGCCTTTATTGACCCAGCCAAACGCGCAGCAGATCACAAAGAGCTGCCACGGCTCCAGCGTGATGGGCATCCGTTTGAATGCCCACTCCCCCTTGGTGTGTGGCAACAGCTGAATAAATTTCGCGGCCCGTTCAGCCAGGTCTTTGTCGAAGCGGTAACGAAACGACTTACTTTTTTCCGCCATCAGGTCATCAAGATGGCGCTGGCAGGCCTGAATCACAAACTGGCAGGCCACAATCTTTCCGCGCACGACATCACGGGCATACTGATTGGCAGCATTTACGTTGGGGTAAGATTTCCGGCTCATGACTCGATGATTTTCAGAAACGGGTTAGTGGCTTTCTTCTGCCCCGCCAGGCCAATCAGACGCTGGCGGCTGCTGGGGTCGAGTCCGAGCATTGCACCCGTGCTGCTCATCTCGGACTCCTGTTCTTTTTTGGCGGTCAGCTCCGGATTTTTGACCATGCCGCCCATTGCACCGGTGATGGTGTTGCCCTGTATGGCAATATTTTTCACGGCACGTCGCCAGAACTCATAGGCCACGCACCACCGCTCAAGTACCGCCAGGTCAGTCACGCACAGCAGGCCCTGACCGCAGAGTTCTTTGGTTGTCAGTTGCCACATGATCGTGGCGAGAGGGAGATCTTCTTCAGCGAACCACTCCGGTGGCTCAACACCTTTGATGGGCGTAAAAACAGGTTCATCTTTGTTCAGGGCTCGCTTGCCGGGGTTTCCGGCCAGCGCCTTGCGCGCCGTTGGCTTGGGGCGACGCCCGGAACGCCCCGCCGTTCCAGCCATATGCGGCACTCCTGGTTAAATTTCATTTTTCGCGGGTATAAAAAAACGATGGGGCGGGCAGTCCGGAAGACGTCAGGCCGCAGGGATTTGACCCGCCCCTCCCCTCAAGCAGTTGAGAATTATTA